ATTCATATCTGATTGTTCTGACAAAACCCAAAGAGTCTTTCCTTTTGGTTTTACATTTGTAGTAGCTTCACCATCAGTAAAATATACTAAAGTGTTATACACTTTACAATGTTCATTGTAATATTCTATTACAGGTGTGAAATCTGTGCCCCCTCTACCACGTAAAGTAAGTTCATAAGAACCGTTATACACTTCAATTGAATTAATTGTAGTATCACATTGAATAATAGTAATAGCAACCCCTGCTTTATAAATATGATTAATTTCATTCATAAACTCCATCAATTCATTTTCAGATACTGATCCAGATGTATCTATTGCAAGCAACATATGCTGTTTCATCTTTATTTTAAGACCAGGACTGTTAGGAAATTTCTTATTTTCCTTTCTTCTAATTTTCTTAGTAAAAAGTTTAGTAGAAATACCTGTAAATCTACGGATGTAACTTTTCCAATCAAATTTAGGTGGTAGCAATTCATCAAGTTCAATTAAACTTTCTATTTCTCCAGGAACATGACCTCTTTTTTTAATAGTTTGTTCTTTAGCATCAGATAACATTTTTTGTAATTGTTTGTCAATTAACTTTTGTTCAGCCTCAGTTAAATTTTCAAAATCATCCCAAGTACTGTGATCTGGTAAATTGCCAGAACCTTCACTTGATTGATCACATAATGAATCAAAATTTTTATCTCCTGATGTACCTTCTTGATCTTTTTTATCTTTAGCTTCTCTTAATTTAGTATAATAATAACTTGAACCTGCTTTAGCATCTAAATTTAAATTAGAATAGTCATCAATCATGATACCACGTGCCGGAAGTTTATTAGCAATTATGCTTAATTCTTCTTGAGTGGCATTGTTTTCTCTAGCTACTTCTAATTCAATCTTTATAGCTTCTTTAAGTTCATTAAATTCTTCAGAAGTTAACTCTCCTCCTGGAAGCCATGAAGATTTTATATACTGGTTAATTTCCATATCCATTGCAATGTTAGCCAATCTTTTATCACTATATTTAAAATAAGTAGTAAGATGACCAAAGGCTATGTGTAAGAGCTCATGTTTAATTAATCCTAACCTTTGTTCTTCAGTTAAACTTTCCCAAAAAACTTCATTTATACATAATTGGTAATTAATACCATTCTTACTTACACCTGCTGTAGAGACTCTTTTGTCATTCCATAATTTATTTAACATTATTAAAAAGAATCCATAATAAGGCTCCATTAACATCAAATCTTTTGCTGTTTTACTAAGGCTTTGTGCTTTTTCCATTTTCTTTTAATTTTATATCTAACGTAAATTTATCTGCAGGATAACCTATTTGATTTAAAAAACCAATCATGTTTTCAGTAAATTTTTCTAAAAACAATTCAATAGACTGATTACTACAGTTATTACTTGTCATTATTGATAACCAAGTCCCTGTGCTTAACTCTATATTGTTTATGCTAAATGATTTTTCAGTTAATTCTTTAATAAAAATACCACAATTATTACATTCACGTATCCATGTATCTAAAGAGTGCGCACTAAATTTATATAATACAATTAATTCTCCTGAATATTCTTTTACATCAACTGTTTTAAGAGAAGCAAATGCAATATCAGCATTACTTAAATCTTCAGAAAGCAGCATGTTTAATAAATTCTTTGTTTCTTCTTTATTAAATACCATTTTTAAAAGTTTAATATTTTTATATACTGTTCTTGAGCATCTTTATAAGATATAGCCCATATTCTATATCCATCTACTAGATATAATTTTTTTTCTTTATTATTTTTCATCAGTCTTCAATTTTTAAAGTTTTTATCATCCATACAGTAGGTGTATTTATATTATCTACCCATTCTTTTGCAGTAGGAATATAATTATTACAATCTTCTTTTACATGTTGTTCTCCAACATATCTTGTGTATACAATTTTATTACTAGAATTAATAAAAGATTCACCAAAAATCTTTTCACATTCAAATATACCTTCACTGTGATGTCTAAACATTCTATGTTTAGAATGCCCAATCCAAGCTTTAGTAGCATCAAACCAATTATGAATTGCCTCATAATCAGATATCTGACCACCAAACTTACGTACACTAGATTTGCTGTGTAACAGAGGATGACTCATACTTTATTTCTTTTAATGTTAATTCATATACTTTGTTATCACTCATAATAATCATATTATTATTTATATCTTTAACAGATCTATATAGAACAGAAGGATGTATATTAAAATAAGATATTATAGCTAATCTAAAAGCATGACCAGCTTTTCCATTTAATTTATAACTATTCATAATTTGGCTTTTTTAATAAAATAATTTGCTACTTCTGGAATATGTTTTTTATAATATGGTTGATTATATTTACACCATTCTCTTATTTCTGTTTTAGAAGTAAATACTTTATGCTAAGAGTTTCCTGAGTTTATCTGATTAAAAAGTGGTTCTAAATCATTGATAAAACACTGTGGTGTCCAACCTTCATAAACATTTCTATTTAAATTACTCATTTCTTTAAGGTTTTGTTTATTAAAGCACCTTCATGTATTAAAGATTTTGTATTTTTAATATAAATAGTGTTGTAAATTTTATAGATACCCGAAGGTATTAAAATTAATAAAGTCCCATAACCTCCCTCATTATTCCACCAATCTTCTATATTATCAAGAATTTCATCTTGAGCAAAATCTTCTATTTTACAATAAAAATTATAGTTAATACTTTTTAAACGTAACTCATTACAATTTTCTTCAATAGTGTCTAAATTTAATTCTGTATCTTCTTTTAATTTTATTTTAGTATAATATATTTCGTCTATACAACCTGAATCGTCAGTACCTGAATATTCTACTCTAAGTCCAGTCACACCAAAGTCAGCCAACTGTAATAGAAGGCTGGTCATTTCTAATTCGTTCATAATTATTTTGTTTTGTAAAATCGGCCAAGAATATTGGCATTTAAGTAATCTTCTTTTTCAAGCACTTCAAATTTAAATTGATGCTTTACTTCTTGATATGTTAATTCAGTTGCTGAATAACATATCATTAATATTTCTCTTTTAATCATAACACCTGCTTTGTGAGCTTCTTTAAGTATTTTATTACTACTGTAATAATTTACAAAATCAGGAATCAATTCACGAGTATATTTTTTTAATCTTTTATCTGTAGACATGGCTAAAGCTTTTTTACCCATTTTTCTTTTAATATTAGCAAAAAAGTTTTTTTTACCAATGTAAGCAACAGATTTTCCATCTATTATCGCAGTCATTTTATAAATAAAACCGATTCCTTTTTCTGGAATATATAAATCATTAAATTCAACATTATTGTACAACCAACTCATAATTTTTGTTTTAATAAAATTAATAAATTATTTCTTACTGCTTCAATACCATTATCTTTAATAGAATCTGACAAGTCCTTAGACATTTCAAGAACAACATAATCAAAATTATATTTTTCTTTATATCTCTGAGCAGCTTTAATACCAGGTTCATCATTATCAAATAAAATAATTATTTTAGAATATTTTGGGATAAGTTTACTTATCACAGATTCTCCAATCATAGTATTTTCACTATCAGGAGCTATACATTCAACGTTAGAAATATTTAATTTTTTAAAACACATTAAATCTTTAAGAGATGAAGTGATTATTAAATACTTTGTGTCATATTTTAATTGATCTGTTCCTTGTACATAATTTTGAGTTTTAATAAACTTTTTATCTTTAACTTTAGGCATGTATATTTTATACAAACTCCCATCTTTTCTAAAATAACCATACATATAAGCTTTTTCAAATTTAAATGTAGTTATTGAAGTATCTAATTCTTTTTTTTCCATTGTAAAATAAGACAAAGGTCTTACATTATATTCTTCTAGAATTTTAGAATTGATTTTGTATTCTTTCCAGTAAGTGGCATCTAAATTAGTCCAGTGTCTCATTTCAAAATCTATTACTTTAAATTTATCATGAAACAGCATTACTTTTTTTTCACTTACCTTATGTGTAATTATATATTCTTGATAATCATTAAAAAATTTAGCTACTGCAAAACTTCTATCAGTAAAATTATACAAATTTTTAATTAGTTCAATAGTATCCCCTTGAAAACCTGAAGAAAAATCTTTAAACTTATAAGAATCGGATTTCAAGTCAAAATAAATAAACATTGAAGGCACTTTGTCTTTAGAATTAAAGGCTGACAATATTTTAACATCTTGTCCTGTTAATTTTTCTTTCAGATTTAAATAATACTCAAATACCCATTCTTTTGGAACATCTTTTAAACTAGCTATTATATTTTTTGTTGAAATCATAAAAGTAATTAAAAAATTAAAAAGGACGTTATTGTTAACATCCTCTTTAATTAATAGATGTTAATCTAAACTAAAATCAGAAGATGCTTTAGAAGGGATAGATAAATCATCATCATCATCACCAAATGCAGTAACAGTTTTTACTTCAGTTTTCTTTAAATGAAGTGCTTCATTATAAACCATTACTTTAGAGTTGCCTTTAGCACCAAAGCCATAGGCTCCTTTATCAGCTTTTGCTATATGCATATCATAATTAATATAACCTGTTTTGCTCATATATTCTTTACCTGCAACACAAAAATCCATATAAATATCTTGGAATTGTGCATTAGCATTAAAAGCATCAATAAAAGCATCAATGGTTTCATGTTTACCGTCTTGTTGAATAAACCATTCATTAATATTTAAGGCTTTGCAAAAGTTTTGTAAAAATATTAAAACAGAGCGGTCTCTTT